CAAAGAAGGCAAATCCAAATTTGAAGAAAGTCCTACCAGCTAAGAAGGGTAAGTAACATGTGCAAAGAATGCGGATGTAACAAGAATGCAGTTGGCAAGCTCAACGACAAGTTGACCGGTAAGCCAACCAAGACTCCATACGGTGAGTATGAAGGTGTCGGCGGCACCAAGAACAAGTAAATAATTCCTTCCCCACGAAAGGCAGATAGATGGCAAATTACGGTGGCTTATCAGCGACATATCACATGAATCGCTTAGCTGGCACCATTATCAATGGCGTACCGCAATTAGACTTTGACGGTGCTTGCATCCAATGGGCTGACAATGTCATCCCTGGCGGACGTTCTAGCCATGGTCAGACTCGTGGCATCGGAGCATTGAATGCCATCTACGCTTATCGCAATGGCGGCAAGAACTACTACGAAGATACGCCTGGCGTATTAAACCTGCTTGCTGGTACCTACGGTATTGGTGAAGCCGAAGCAGCAGCAAGGATTACATCGTGACACAATTTATCGACGTTATCAACGAAACGCTTTTGGCTCTGACGGGTTACACCAACCGTCAGGATCAGGCGACTTACCTCACCTCTGGGCTAAGTGCCACAGCAACTTCTTTCCAAGTTGCTGACGGAACCGTGCTTACCCGTGGCTTGGTTGAAATTGATGACGAGCTTATCTGGGTAGACTCCTTTGACCGTACTTCAAATACGGCTACCATTCCTGCCTATGGACGAGGCTTTCGTGACACTGTAGCTACAAGCCACACGGCTGGTACTCGTGTAACCATTACGCCATCCTTTCCGCGTAGTGTTATCCGGCGAAACATCAACCTCGCAATCGACGGCGTTTACCCAGATTTGTTCGGCGTCTACTACACCACCTTTACTTGGCAAGCGGCTCGTACTACCTATCCGTTGCCACAGGAAGCAATCGACGTTCTCGGCTGCTCATGGCAGACCATTGGCCCATCTCGTGAATGGTTGCCAGTGCGCCACTATCGCATTGACCGTATGGCTAACCCTGTCACATGGAATACAGGCAAGACCATTTCAATTCGTGAAGGCATTATTCCTGGTCGTACCGTCATGGTTACCTACACCAAGAAGCCAACAACGCTTCAGTATGACTCAGATGACTTTGCATCCTTAACGGGATTGCCAGATTCAGCCCGCGAAGTAATCGTTCTCGGTGCTGCTTACCGTACCGCCATGTATCTGGATATGGGTCGTGTACCTGCCGCTACTGCTGAAGCAGATGCAATGCAGGCTAATGATCCGATTGGTTCAGCTACCAACATTGGTCGGATGATTCAACAGCTTTACCAGCAACGCCTTCTGGTCGAAGTGCGTCGCCTTCAAGAGCAGTACCCACCTCGCACTCACTACACAAGCTAAGGACGGCTTATGGCACAACGACGTTATTACTCAGCCAACGCGGTGGACAACACCGTATCGGCTGGCATCACCAGCAGCGCAACAAGCGTCACGCTGTCAACCATCCCAGTGGGTTTTCCATCTTCGTATCCTTATGTCTTGGCATTGGATTACAACACAGCTTCTGAAGAATTAGTCTTGGTTACTGGCGCCTCTGGCGCAATCCTCAGCATCACTCGTGGATTTAACGGTTCAGCTGCAGCGGCTCATAATGCCGGTGCAGTTGTTCGCCACGTACTTGTTGCTCAGGACATGACCGACTTTCAGGATCATGCTGCTGCTGGTCCAGGAGGCGTACACGGAATTACCGGCCCAGTCGGCACATTCCTTGGCACACCAACCTCAGCTAATCTAGCTTCGGCTGTTACCGACGAGACAGGTTCTGGCTCACTGGTATTCGGCACAGCGCCAACTATCGGCTCAGCGGTTCTCACCTCGCCAGTTATCAGCATGGGCATTAACGCTCAGACTGGTACTACCTACACCCTTGTTGCTGCTGACGCAGCCAAGTTGGTAACGCTCTACAACACAGCGCCTATTACCTTGACTATTCCAGCTGCCACATTCTCTGTCGGTCAGGCTATCAACATTCAGCAAACTGGTGCCGGTCAGGTAACTGTACAGGGTGACGGCACAGCAACCTTCACCGGCACTGGCACTAAGCTGCGTACTCAATACTCAGCGGCAACCATTCTTTGCACTGCAACCAACGTCTTTACCCTGATTGGGGACATTCAATAATGGCAACCGCATACGTCGTTCTCGGACAATCAACTCCAGGTGCATCAGCCACCACTACTCTGGTGACTGGCTCAACCAATGGAAGCATCGTCTCCTCGTTTACCGCTTGCAACAAGGGCGGTACTAATGATACAATTCAAGTATCGATTACAAAGTCCGGTGGTTCAGCGTACTACCAATTCTACAACTTTACCCTTGCGGCTAACAGCACCTTGCAGGAAACACCAGGCTGGACATTAGCTAGCGGAGACTTGCTCAAGGTGTATTCCACCACAGGCAATACCGACTTTACTGCGACAGGAGTAACACTCTAATGGCTGTCTCGCTACTTACGAACAATGCAGTCTCGCCTACTATTAACGTCAATGCCCAGTCTGCTTCGTACACCGCAGTCCTTGGCGATGGTAGCAATACGCTTGTTACAATCAGCAACGCATCGGCTAACACCTTCACCATTCCACCAAACTCGTCGGTGGCTTTTCCAGTCGGCACTATCTTGAACATTGCCCAGACTGGCGCTGGTCAGACGACTATTACCCAAGGCTCAGGCGTAACCATTGTTTCCAATGGTTCAACCGCTTCGGCTCCTAAGACACGTGTACAATATAGCGGCGCAAGTTGTATCCAAACCTCGGCAAACAACTGGTTAGTGATTGGGGATATTGCATGATCCTGCCTGGTATTTTTGCTTCACAGATGTCAGGGCATTTGCTTTCAGTTTCTGGCGGTACTCTTTATTCAGACTCAACTTATTATTATCGCGTTTTTACTGGTACTAACTCATTGACGGTATCTCATGGCACATTAACCGCCGATGTTCTTGTTGTAGCAGGCGGTGGCGGCGGTGGACCAACTTATGTTGGCGCTGGCGGTGGCGCAGGTGGTTTGCGTTTATTGGCTTCTCAATCATTAGGCTCCGCAACATATACCTGCACCGTTGGTTCCGGCGGTGGCGGTGGAAGTTATTACGGTAATGCCGGTACTAATGGCATAAATTCTTCTATCATCGGTGGTTCAATTTCCATTTCCGCAACTGGCGGAGGTGCAGGTGGAACTGGTACTGCAGGCGGCACTCAAAACGGTGCAAATAACGGTGGTTCTGGCGGTGGCGAAACTTATACCGGAACTACTTATGGACTTGGAAATGCTGGCAGTTATACTCCCGCAGAAGGCCATGATGGTGGTACCGCAGTTACTGGTGGTGCTTACGGTTCTGGTGGCGGTGGTGGCGCTGGTGGCAACGGTGGCAACGGAACAACGTCTATCGGTGGCGCTGGTGGCGTAGGTGCGGGTGGAGTAAGTTACACAAATTATTTAATTTTGGATGCTATGGGAGCCGCAACGGCTACAGGTCAATTAGTTTCATCGCATTATTACTATGCTGGCGGTGGTGGTGGCTCATCTTATGGAGCAGGTGGTGGTTCAACTTCTGCTGGAGGTAATGGCGGAGGTGGAACAGGTTCTACTGGACAAGGAGGAAACGCCACAATAAATACTGGAGGCGGCGGCGGAGGATCTGAAAGAGCTATTGGCGGTGTTTCAGGTGGACTTGGTGGATCTGGAATTGTTATCGTTCGTTACACTCGTTTACAGGTAGGTGGATAATGGCGCATTGGGCAGAAATTGACTCAAACAACATCGTCACCCGCGTATTAGTTGTCGATAACTCAATTATCGATGGCAATAAGTTTCTTTCTGAGGAACTTGGTTTAGGCGGTACATGGGTGCAAACTAGTTACAACACTCGCGGCGGAATACATTACGGCGTAGATGGTCAGCCTGATAACGGTACACCCTTAAACAAGAACTATGCAGGCATTGGCTATACATGGGACGGTGCAGGCTTTGCAGCCCCACAGCCATTCCCATCATGGAAGCTCAACGCTAACTCGTATCTTTGGGAAGCTCCAACTCCTATGCCAATAGACGGCAAGCTCTACTCATGGGATGAGTCGACTCTTGCTTGGGTAGAAGTAGCTGCGCCAACGGCGTAAGTAAAAGAATTACAGCCCCGCTACGGCGGGGCTTTTTTATTGGAAACTATTTAAGGAGTAAGTGTGGCGCTAGACGGCAATTTCCATATCGCGGAACGTCCCGTTGATCCGATTGGTCAACCATCCAACTCCGGTAATACCTTTAGTAACACAACCAATTCCTAC